AAGAGTTTAGCACTTGTTTTTTTTTGTAAATTTGCATTAAAAGTAAACCTATGCCTAGAATAAGTTCATATCCAATAGACACTAATATCAGTGGAAGTGATTTATGGATTGGGTCTGACGGAGACAACGGTCTAGTCACTAAAAATTTTAGCCCTGATTCATTAGCTAGTTATTTCAATACACAGGGATCTGTTAAAGAGCCTACTTTTGTTTTTAATCAAACAAACTCTTCTGCGACTTGGACAATAAACCACAATCTTCAAAAGTTTCCAACTGTAACAGTTGTTGATTCTGGAGGAAACGTAGTAATGGGTTTTCAAACATATAACAATAATAACCAGATAGTCTTAACATTTTCAGCTCCTTTTACAGGGTCGGCATATCTAAACTAAAAAACAATGGCAATAGATTTTTTAAGTAGTATTGATTTAAATAAGAATGAACTTCAGAATGGAGTTATTCATGTTTTAGCTTCTGCTCCAAGTAATCCTGTTGAGGGACAGATATACTACAATTCAACAGATAACAGGATATATTTCTTTGATGGAACATCTTTTGTAGATGCGTCTGGAGATATTAAAAGCGTACAAACCACTACATCTAATCAGTTAACAATAACAGATCCAAATGGACCAAATCCAAGTTTAGCTATTGTAACAGGTGCAGTAACAAATTCAGGAACATCTCTAGCCACAGGAGATCAGATATATGATTTTGTATATGGAGTTGCACAAGAAGTTACAATTAATGGCACTACAAATGAAATAGAAGTAACAACTACAGGAGGTAGTGCAGCAGGTAAGTTTGGTCCTAGTGATACAATAACAGTTGGGCTTCCAAATGATGTAACAATAGGAAATGACTTAACCGTAACAAACGACTTAACTGTAAACGGTAACGTAACTTTAGGTAATGCTAACACAGATACGGTTACCATCTCTGGAGATTTAACTGTCAATGGAACAACTACTACTGTAAATTCCAACACTGTAGAGATAGGGGATAGCATTATCACATTAAACTCTGACGAAACTGGTGCTCCTTCACAAGATGCAGGTATAGAGGTTGAAAGAGGAACAGGTGCTAATAGAAGTTTAATATGGGACGAGAGCGATACAGACTGGAAGATCCAGCAATCTGGAGGAGCTTACGAAAGAATAGCAACGTATGCGGACTCTGTAGAGGACGTTACTATAACGGAAACAGGGGCAAGTGGTGTCACGGTTACAGAAACACTATCAGGCACAGGTAACAGAATAAAAACTTATGACATTGCTGTTAATCTTGACGACCTAAGATATAAAGCTAGTATTGGAGATGGATCAACAACAGCTATTGCTGTAACACATAATCTTGGAACAGAAGATGTAATTGTTCAGCTTTTTGATAATTCAACAAAAGAAACGGTGTATGCTGATGTGTCTAGGAATAGCGTAAATCAAATTACTGTAACATTTGCAAACGCTCCTGCATCAAACGCAATTAGAGTGCTTATACAGAAATTATAATTTAAAACATGGCAAATCGTTTTCTTAATAACATAACGATAAATGATGCCTATACACTTCCATCTACAGATGGGACTTTAGGGCAAGCAATAGTAACAGATGGTGCGGGTAATTTAACTTTTTCTACTGTTGCTGCAGGAACAGCTGACGCTGCTCTGAAAATATCTTTTACAATTAAAAATGTATCTGGTGGAACTCTTAGTGCAGGAACAATAGTTCGTGCTGCGCCCACAACTAATCCACCAGCAGGAAACGTGTTAGAGGTAGATGTGGCTGATAATTCAGCAGCCTCTACAATGCCCGCTATTGGTATATTGACAGATTCTGTAGCAGATGCGGCAGAAGGTGATGCAATCGCTTTTGGTAGAGCCTCTGGGTTTTCTACATCAGGATACACTGAAGGAGACCCAATATGGGTTGGATCAAGTGGGGCTTTTGTAGGCACAAAACCAACAGGTTCTGATTTAATACAAAGGTTTGGTCAGATTGTAAAAGTTCATTCTACCAATGGTAGTATTGAAGTTTTTGGTGCTGGCAGAACAAATGATGTTCCTAACCTGTCTCAAGGTAAGATATGGGTAGGTACAGCTACAAATACAGCAGAATCAACTTTAATAGATGTCGATGAGACAAATAATATATTAACGGTAAACGGTAAAGTATACTACGGTAATGTTTTTTCTCAAGAATCAGACCTACCATCTGCAACTACCTATCACGGGATGTTTGCTCATGTACATGGAACAGGATATGCATACTATGCTCACGCAGGGTCTTGGGTTAAATTAGCTAAGTTAACAGACATAAACGATTCAACATTAACTGTAACTGCAGGAACTGGATTATCAGGTGGGGGAACATTTACGACAAATCAATCTTCAGACAGTGCTGTAACTGTTAATTTAGATGATACAGCAGTAACTCCAGGAACTTATGGAGATGCTAATAACACTCCACAGATTACAATAGACCAACAAGGTCGTATTACTTCTGCTACAACAGTAACTACTGCAGGATCAGGGTCTGGAGGCGGTGGAGCAGAGCTTTCTATTGAAAGGAATGTATTTACTGCTACAGCAAATCAAACAGCTTTCACTATATCTTCTGACATAACAGCAAGTTCTAATACACAAGTTTATATTGATGGTGTATACCAAGCTAAAAGTAATTATACAACAAGCGGATCGGTAGTCACTTTTTCTACAGGAGTTCCTTTAGGTTCAGAAGTAGAAGTAGTACATTTTATAGCTGTTTATTCAAAAATATATACTGACACATTTACTGGTAATGGTTCTACAACTCAATATACGACTTCTAAAGACGTTTCAGATGAAAATGAAACACAAGTATATATTGATGGAGTTTATCAATCTAAAGACAACTATACAACTTCTGGCACGACTGTAACATTTTCTACGGCACCACCAAATGGAACTGCAATAGAAGTGGTTCATTTTGATGCAGCAGAATACACATCCTTAGCATCAAATCAATTTACAGGTACAGGATCACAAACGGCTTTTACATTAACACAATCAGATGTTGATGAAGACAGTTCGTTTGTTTTTATTCAGGGTGTTTATCAAGAAAAATCTACATATAGTATAAGCGGATCTACATTAACATTTACCACAGCACCACTTAGTGGTTATACTATAGAAGTAATAACAGCAGGTGTTGTAGCTAATGTTACATCAAGCCCTGTAACAAGTGTTAATGGACAAACAGGAGCAGTAACTATAGAAACACCACCTGTAACAAGTGTTAATGGACAAACAGGAGTAGTAACTGTAGAAACAGGAACTGACTGGGACACTTCAATTAAAACAGCAAACTTTACAGCTGTAGCTGGGAAAGGTTATTTTGTAAATACTACAAGTGCAGAAATAACAGTTACAATGCCAAGCTCACCTAGTGCTGGTGACGAAGTGCATTTAGTAGATTATGCTGGAACAGCTGACACTAATAAAATTATAATAACTTCATCTAATAAAATAAATAGCTCAAATAATAATGTAAAGATTGACTATGAAAGAGGAGGGGTTTCTTTGGTTTATTCGGATTCTACTCAAGGCTGGTTAGCTTATAATGCCGCTAATGAAACTGCAACTTCTTTAGTTAATGACCCTATTCTTTTAAATGTTGATTATTTAGTTGTTGCTGGAGGTGGCTCTGGTGGAATTTCTGGAGGAGGTGGAGGAGGTGCTGGAGGTTTAAGAACGTCTTATTCAAATTCATCATCTTTATCTGGACATACTGAGTCATCTTTGTCAGTACCAGCAAATACAGATATTACTGTAACAGTTGGAGCTGGAGGAGCTTCTAAGTCTGGTGCTGGAAGTGGACAAGCTGGAAATACTGGTGACGATGGGGGAGATTCGATTTTTTCTACAATTACTTCAACTGGAGGCGGTGGAGGTCGTGCAAGACCAGCTGGCTCACCATACACAACCCTAGTTGGTAGAGATGGTGGTTCTGGTGGTGGTGCAGCGAGTCCATATAGTAAGGGCAGTTCTGCTGTACAAGGAGGGTCAGCTGTAACAAGTCCAGTAGTTCAAGGATATGATGGAGGCGATGGAAACTGGTTTGCTTCTGGGTATCAAGCTATGAGCGGTGGAGGCGGAGGCGGTGCTGGGCAAGCTGGTGCTGATGGTGCAAATCAAGCTCAAGGAGCTGATGGAGGAGATGGTTTAGCTGTTTCTATTACTGGTTCTTCAGTTACTTACGCTGGCGGAGGCGCTGGCGATGGTGCAAATGGACCACCTGGCGGAGCTGGAGGAGCTGGAGGCGGCGGTGCTGGAGGCTATGGTCCAAATTATACTACTAATTTTAATTTTATAAGCGGAACTTCTGGAACAGTAAATACCGGAGGAGGTGGAGGAGGTGCTTCAGATGGCAGTTCTGGAGCAGGAGGCTCTGGCATTGTTATAGTACGCTATCCAAACACTTACACAATAACAGAGACTACAAGCCCAGCAGTTTTAACGTTCTCAACTGCCACAGATGGCTCGGACAAAGTAACAACATTTACAGCTGGAACAAGTGGAACAATTCAATTTAGTTAATTATGGCTCATTATGCACTTTTAAATTATAATAATATTGTAACTAAAGTTATAACTGGAAAAGATGAAGATTCTGTACATTATAATATGGAATTAGTTTATCAAGACATGTTTAAGCAAGTTTGTAAAAGAACTTCCTATAATACTATAGGAGGCATCCATAAATTAGGAGGAACGCCTTTTAGAAAAAACTATGCTGGGATAGGATATACATACGATGAAAGCCGAGATGCATTCATCCCTCCAAAACCATTTGATAGCTGGACACTAAACGAAACTAGCTGTCTTTGGGAGGCCCCTGTAGCTTATCCTACAGACGGGAAAGCATATGAATGGAATGAAGAAGAACAACAATGGGATTTAATAACTTAAAATAAAAAAATGGCACTAACTAAAGTAACATCAGCGGTATTAAATGACGATGCCGTATCATATGACAAGCTTGGGGCTGAATTTACAACAGCAGCAACTATATCTGCTAGTGCTGTTGATTTTAGTACAGCCCAAGTATTTACAAAAACACTATCAGCAGATACCACATTAACATTTTCAAATGTATCAACAGGTATGGTGAAAGATCTTGTAATTACAGGATCGTTTGTATTAACTTTACCTGCATCTGTAAAAGTTATATCTGGAACATATGACGGCTCAGTAAGTAATCTGATTCAGATTGCTGTAACAAATGGAGCTACAGAACAATGGGCAACAATTAGTAAAGCAGCAACATAATGGCAACAAAAGCAATAAATAAAAACGGAACAATAAAGGTATATCAAGGAGTACCAAAAGTATTGTATGCATCGAATGGAACACATTTAAATGCTCCAGCTATGAGTGATGTTTCTTTAAGAGAAGCTGGATTATTTGATGTCGTTTTACCTACGGACTATAATTCTGCTATACATGATCTAAGTGATATATTTTGGGATTCAGAAAATACTGTATTTACTTATACAAAAAGTAATAAAACTTGGGATCAGAGTTTAGCTGATATGAAAGCAGCAAAGATTGTAAATCTAAAATCTGTTTACAAATCAAAGCTTGCAGAAACAGATTGGTATACAAGCAGAAAATCAGAATTAGGAACTGCAATACCTCAAGATATTTTAGATGCAAGAGCAGCTCTTAGGACAGAGTGCAATACAAAAGAAGCAGAAATAAACGCAAAAACAACTAAGGCTCAAGTAGTTCTTTATAATATAAATTAATATTAATGCTTGGTAAGAGGCTTATAAAATCAGGTGCAGAAGCAACAAGCGGAGCAAATACTTTTGCTTCAGAAAACTTTAATACAGTTCTTTATGCAGGTAGCAGCACTACACAACGTATAGGTGGGTTTATAAATAGAGGTGCTGTATTTAATGGGAGTAGTAGTTATATTTCTGCATCGAATCCTTTAGGAACAGGAAATGTTGCTTATTCTGTTAGTGCTTGGGTTTACTTAAACACATCTTCCCATACGGCAGGAATTTATACAATTTGGGATGGCGGAACTAATGTGGGAACTTATTTGTTTTTTAAAGTAGAAGGAGGTAAAATATCAATAGGTAATTATGGTTCTTCCGTAACTTCTGTTAATAGCTTGTCTGTCGGTCAATGGGTACACGTTGCGGTTACAAGAGATACAAGTAACAATGTTGTATTATATGTAAACGGCTCATCTGATACAACAGGAACTTTATCCTTGAATTTAGGAAATCATTCGCCAAAAATCGGAGCATTAGATACTACCACACAAAATCTTAACGGCAAAATAGACCAAGTAAGAATATTTAATAAAGCATTATCTTCTTCAGAAATAACAACTCTATATGGAGAAACCCACTCATCTACTACAATATCAACTACAGATATATTTAATGATAATAGTGGAGTTGCTTTATACCAATTAGATGGTAATGCAAATGATACAGGACTTGTATCAGCAGGGACTATTGTAAGTTCTAATAAAATTATAGATTTAAATGTAGACAGTTATACAAGCGGCACTACTATAGATGATTCTACTTCAAATAATAACGATGCTACAATAGTTGGAGATGTTAGTTATGATAATTGGTTAGGTAGAGGTAGATTTGATTTACAAGGTTCTAGTGATTACTTAAAAATAGATGCAAGTACAACATTTAATGGTGCTACTGATTTAACGCTAGAGGGTTGGTTTAGACCTGATAATTTAACTGCTGTAGACCACTTTTTTTCAATATACGATGGAGGAGGTAGTAGTAAACTTTATGTACGATTAAATGATGCTGATGGGGACATTGACGCATTTGCTTACACTGCATCTGTTGGAACTGCTGCAAATTTAATAACAGGTAATTCAGCAGTTAGAGTACAAGCAAATAAATGGAATCATATTGTAATGACTTATGCAGATGGTGGAAGTGGAAAAATGGCTGTATATATAAATGGTGATTTAGCAGGTTCAACTACCCCTGTTGGAGCTATAAACACAGCAGGAACTGAAGATTTATATATTGGAGTATTAAAAAATTATATTGGCACTTATGATTTTGATGGAGAAGTAGGTGAAATAAGAGCTTATAGTAGTGCATTAACTGCATCTGAAGTTTTACAAAACTTTAATGCTACAAGATATTATTACGCTGCTTATGATGGAACTGCATCTAATATAACTTACCAAGAAGCTACGAAATTTGCCCCTGATATGGTTTGGATTAAAGACAGAACTTTAGGATATTCTCATTCATTACAAGATACTGTAAGAGGTCCTGGCACTTCAACTTCTTTATATCCAGATTTAACTTCAGCTGAAGGCACTTATGGTGCATACGGGCAAATTAGTGCTTTTAATACAAATGGATTTACAGTGGCAAGTGGTGGGCACTCACAATATGGCTATGCACAAGTAAATGAAAGTGGAAAAAACTACGTTGCTTGGTGCTTTAATGCAGGTAGTGAAAGTTCAGCATCTAACACAGATGGAACAATTACAAGTACAGTAAAAGCTAATACAGATGCAGGGTTTAGTATTGTAAATTTTACATCAAGTTTTAATGTTACTCAAACTGCAGGACACGGATTATCTTCTACTCCTGAAATGATTATTATTAAGCACGTTAATAATTCATCAAATTGGTATGTTTGGACAAAAGATTTGACATCTGGAAATTCACTTGCATTAAATTCAACAAGAGGAGAAAATACTGATTTAGCTTTTACTGTTAATTCAAGTAATTTTACAACAAATTGGTCTAATACAAGTTATGAGTACATCGCCTACTGCTTCCATTCAGTACCAGATTACCAAAAAATAGGTACTTATACTTCAGCATATCCTAATACAACTCACGTTGAAACAGGATTTGAACCTGCTTTTGTGCTTATAAAATCTCACAATCAGCCAAGAAATTGGTGTATTCACGACAATAAAAGAAAAGTTACAAATACAGACCAAAGGCAACTTTATGCAAATTTAGCTAATTCAGAAGCAGATATTGATGACCAAATTGAATTTACATCTAATGGTTTTTTAATTAGAGGTGGGTCAAATGATTTAGATGGAGGGTCATCTTACAGTTACATTTACCTTGCAATAGCAGCAGACCCAGATACTACTACTCCAACAGTAACAGATAGCTTTGATGTTGTTACTTATACAGGGAATGGGGGAACTCAAAGTATTGAAACGGATTTCAAACCTGACTTGGTTTGGATAAAGAATAGGGATTACTCAAGTGGAATTAATCATTTTTTATCTGATTCAGTTAGGGGTGGTCAACAAAGATTGTCTTCCAGTTCTACAAATGCTCAAGTTGACTTATCACCTTACGGAGATGGTATTATGTCTTTTGATTCGAATGGTTTTACCATTGCGGATGACCTTAACGGAGATAATGGCATAAATGGTCAAGTAGGGGGTACATATGGCTCTTCTTATGTTGCTTGGTGTTGGAAAGCAGGAGACCACGATGATAATCTCCCACAGATAAATACAGAAGGAACTATTGAGAGTACAGTTTCAGTAAATGATGCAGCAGGATTTTCTATTGTGAAGTACGTTGGCAACGCTACAGATAATGCTACTGTGGGAACAGGTTTATCGAGTGCTGCTGAATTAGTAATAGTTAAAGATTTGGATAATGCAAATTACTGGGTAGTAGGCGGCTCTGTAGTAGGAAATGGTAAAACATTATATTTAAATGATACTAGTGCTTCATTAACAAGGGATAGAGTAAAAAGCGTACAATCAAATACGTTTACATTAGGAAGTCATTTTGAATCTAATGGAAATAACGTAAACTTTATAGCCTACTGTTGGTATTCAGTTACAGGACATAGTAAGATAGGGAGTTATACAGGAGCAACAGGAAGTGTTAGTGTAACAACAGGATTTCAGCCAAGATTTTTGTTAATTAAAAAGACAAATACTTCTACTAATGGAGATTGGTCTATATTTGATTCAACAAGAGATACAAGTAGTAATAACTTCCAATTATTCCCAAATCAAAATTATGCTGAAATACAAAGAAGTAATTTAGTTACTTATAATTCAGATGGATTTACAATTAACAACAATACAGTACATCAACTAAATAATAGTGGTGATACATACATATATATGGCATTTAAATAATGAAAAAAATATATAACATAATATTATTCTCGTTTTTTTGTTTTACTATAGGATATAGTCAAAAAAACGACAGCCATATAGTAAGCTCTCCTACAGAGAGGCTTAAGATGGTATTATATTCTGAAGGAAAACCTGTAGCAGAAGGAAGTGTATTAGTTGTAAATGGAGATTTAATTAATGATGGGATGTTTATTATATACAAGCCAGACGGTAGTGTATATCAAACAGTTCATTATGATATGGGTAAAATCGTTAAAGTGACAGATTTTACAGACAATGAAAAAATGTAATGAATTATATTAGAAAAATATCAGTTGGCTCTGATTATAAAAACGCCATGCATTATGTTGTAGATCAAGATGTGATGGGTGGAAAGTGGAAAATACATGCGGTTTCCCAAGATGAAGAAGGATATCATCTATGGATACAAAAAGATGAGGAGATAAAAAAATGGAAATTTTTTAATCAAAACACTCCAATAACAATAGAATATAATGTTAACTTTTAGACCTACACGTTCGTTTTTAATAACACCGAAAAACAATCAAGAATACAACAGAGAGAAGGGTGGAGTTATAGTCACCTCATCTATAGAAAGTGCCAAAGATGTAAATAGATTTGGTATTATAAAAAAAACTCCATTATACTATGATGGCGACCTTGTAGAAGGTGACGAGGTCGTACTGCATCACAATGTATTTAGATCATATTACGATATGAAAGGATATGAAAGAAAAAGCAAAGAGTATTTTAAAGATAATTTATATTTAGTTGATGAATCAAAAATATATCTAGTAAAAAGAAAAAAAGGATATTTAAGTTTTGATGATTATTGTTTTGTATCACCGAAAGGAGAAGAAAATTTAGAGGTGTCTTTAGGGTCTTACGAACTTCATAAAGGAACTGTGAAATTTGTAAATCCAAATATAATAAATCAAGGCATAGAAGAGGGGATGGAAGTTGGATATACAAAAGATAGCGAATATGAATTTGAAATTGAAGGAGAGCTTTTATATAGAATGAAAAGAAAGGATATATGTGTTAAATTTTTTTAAAATGCAAGATTCTTTTATAAAAAACAATTTATCTATTGTTGTATCTTTTGTTGTTGCGGTTTTTACAGCAGGAGGTGTTTTTTCAGAATTTACTTCTTTAAAAGATGAAATAAATTTAGTACATGATAGATTAGATGAAAAAATATTAGTGATAGAAAATTTAGAAAAACGTATATTAGACATTGAAAAAAAATCAGAATACGAAAGAGGTCTTTTTGAATCAAGAAAAAAATTAAAATGAGTAGTGAAATTAAAATAAAATCAAACGGATTAAGAAACGAATTGAAGGAAATACGTAAAAGTATTGACAAACTAACCAACGCTATTATTATGGCACAAACAAACAAACATGATAAAAACAATTTATATTTTAGCTGCGACCCTAATGACGATGGGGTGCGGTGGACAGAAACATCTACGGATGGAAGCTTACAAACAAATGACGAAAGACGTTTGTAGAGATAACCCACATGAGGTAAAAATGGCACAATTACTTTACATACAATATGTTTTAAATGAAAAACAAATTAAATACAATAGAAAGAGTAATACAGGCAGGGGAGAAAGCAGTGGAGGAACTAATTAAGGTTGCTCATGATGAAATTATTACTGATGACCCTGATGATGATTTAGCTGCTGATAGATTAAAAAATGCTGCAGCAACAAAAAAACTTGCAATATTCGATGCTTTTGAGATATTGAATAGAATACAATTAGAGCGAGAAAAACTAAATGGAAGTGATACAGACAAAAAGGATACAGGTTTCCAAAGCTTCGCAGAATCTAGAGGAAGAAAATCTTAGGCTGTACACGGTAATTGGCACAATATCTGACGAAGATAAAAGAAAAAAAAATAAAACTTCGTCATGGGAATATGGTTATAATCCTGATTATGATGTTGTTGTAATTTCTAAGACAGGAAAAATTGGAGATGTCATCAACATAAACGGAATAAAAATAGCTTTACCTTTGCAGCCGAAGAAAGTATTTTCAAGGAGTGGCAAAAAAGAAGAGCAATTCTGGGAAGCACAAGAATATCCAAAACAACTGTCAAAGATTAAGACCGTTTTCCAGTGGAATGAGTACCCACCTCTATTCAAGGAAACGTGGGTTGATTACATTGAGGTTGAATTCGAAAGAAGAGAAAATGGTTTTTGGTTTAAGAATAATGGCATTCCTGTTTATATTACTGGCTCTCATTACATGTACTTGCAGTGGACCAAGATTGATGTTGGGCTCCCAGAGTTCAGAGAATCTAATAGAATATTCTATATCTACTGGGAAGCGTGTAAAGCCGACCACAGGTCTTATGGAATGTGCTATCTTAAAAACAGAAGGTCTGGCTTCTCTTTTATGTCTTCATCTGAATCCGTCGCTCAAGCAACAATTACTTCCGATGCACGGTTCGGGATACTGTCCAAATCTGGTGCTGATGCTAAAAAAATGTTCACAGATAAAGTTGTCCCCATATCTACAAACTACCCCTTCTTCTTCAAACCAATACAAGATGGAATGGATAGGCCCAAAACAGAATTGGCGTATAGAGTCCCAGCTTCGAAACTTACCAGAAAAAATATCGAACAAAAAGAAAAAGACGAACTCACAGGTCTTGATACAACAATCGATTGGAAAAATACAGGCGACAATTCCTATGATGGTGAAAAGCTCAGACTCCTTGTCCATGATGAATCTGGAAAGTGGGAGCGACCCGATAATATCCTCAACAGTTGGCGTGTCACTAAAACTTGTCTCAGACTAGGTAGAAGAATTATAGGCAAGTGCATGATGGGATCGACTTCTAATGCATTAGATAAAGGAGGATTAAATTTTAAAAAACTTTTTTATGATTCAAACCCATTAGAAAGAAATGCTAACGGGCAAACTAAAACAGGTTTATACAATTTGTTTATTCCTATGGAATGGAACATGGAGGGCTTTTTAGATAAGTATGGTCATCCTGTTTTTAGAACTCCAGAATCTCCATTAATAGATATCAATGGTGATTTTATATATCAAGGAGTTTTAGATTATTGGGAAAATGAAGTAGATTCATTAAAAAATGACGCTGATGCATTAAATGAATTTTACAGACAATTTCCTAGATCAGAAAATCATGCTTTTAGAGATGAATCAAAAAATAGTTTATTTAATCTTCAAAAAATTTATGAACAAATAGATTTTAATGACACCAATGGAACTCACACTTTCGTTGATAGAGGAGATTTACATTGGGAAAAAGGCGAAAGAGGAACAAACGTAATATGGACACCAACGAGAAATGGTAGATTTTATGTAACTTGGATACCACCAAAAGATTTAAGAAACAATGTTAGAAGGGACGGCAGCAAATTTTGGCCTCTTAATGCTCATATTGGTAGCTTTGGTTGTGACAGTTATGACATATCTGGAGTAGTTGGAGGTGTTGGTTCTAAAGGAGCTTTACATGGGTTGACTAAAATTAATTTTGATAATGCACCATCAGAGCTCTTCTTTTTAGAATATATTGCTAGACCACAAACCGCAGAGCTTTTTTATGAAGACGTTTTAATGGCGTGTCATTTTTATGGTATGCCGATACTTGTTGAAAATAATAAGCCTAGGCTATTGTATTATTTAAAAGAAAGAGGTTATAGGGCATTTGCTATGAATAGACCTGATAAATTAAAAAACGATTTATCAAAGTCAGAAAGAGAGCTTGGAGGTATACCATCTTCACAGCCAGTGATTTCTGTTCATGCTGAAGCCATAGAAGCTTATATAGAAAGAAACGTAGGAGTAGACACAATGGGTGTTTACAGAGATGTCGGAGACATAGGAAAAATGTATTTTATGAGGACATTAAAAGACTGGTCCAACTATAATATATTTAACAGAACAAAGTTTGATGCCACGATAAGCTCAGGCTTAGCAATTATGGCGAATCAAAGGTATGTAACCAAACCTGAGAAAAAGCGTAGCAAAATAAGTGTTAACTTTGCAAAATACGATAATTCAGGTCTAAATAGCGAAATTATAAAATAGCAATATGCTAAACGACGATTTTAAAATTGCCAACATATCCTTTCCAGATCAGTTAGCTTCTGATTCTGTAAAATCATCAAAGGAATATGGGTTATCTGTAGGTAAAGCTATAGAATCCGAATGGTTTAGAAAAGACAATGGCGCAGCTCGTTTTTACAACAACAGAGATAATTTTCATAAGCTAAGACAATACGCTAGAGGAGAGCAGTCTGTTCAAAAATATAAAAACGAATTAGCGATTAATGGGGATACATCATATTTAAATTTAGATTGGACTCCTGTGCCAATAGTCCCAAAGTTTGTGGATGTAGTGGTAAACGGAATGACTAATCGTTTGTTTGATGTAAAAGTAGAAGCTATAGATGATGTAGCAAGAGCTAGAAGAAGTAATTATAGGAACACTATAGAAAAAGACATGCTAGCTAGACCAGTTTTAGAAATACTTGAAGAAGCGAGCGGACAAAATTTATTCTCTACAGATCCAAGTAAGTTGCCAGATTCTGACGAAGAGCTGGAATTACACATGGAATTGTCTTATAAGCAGAAGATAGAAGTAGCAGAAGAAAAAGCTTTACAGGCAATACTTGATGTTAATGATTATGAATTAATAAAAAGACAAGTTGATGAAGACGCTACAGTGTTAGGATTGTCTTCTGTAAAACATTCTTTTAATACTCATGATGGAATTAAAATAGAATATGTTGATCCAACTCAATTAATACATTCTCCTACGGAAGATCCAAATTTTAATGATTGTTATTATTTTGGAGAAGTTAAAAATGTAAACATTACTGAACTTAAAAAAATTAATCCTTCTTTAACACAAGAAGAAATCAAAGAAATATCTAAACTTAGCGCTAAGTGGGATGCATACCAGGGAATCAGAGGTGGATATAAAACCGATAACTTCGATTCAAATACAGCAACACTTTTGTATTTCTGTTATAAAACAGATAGAAATATAATTTATAAGGTTAAAGAAAACAATAATGGAGGTCAAAGAGCAATACGAAAGGATGAATCTTTTAATCCTCCAAAAACTGAGTCAGCTAAATTTGTAAAACGATCAAAAAGAATAGATGTATGGTACGAAGGTGTACTTGTTCTAGGAACAAACCAAGTGTTGAAATGGGAGTTAATGAAAAACATGGTGAGACCGAAGTCGGGTATACAGAAAGTACTTTCACCTTATATTGTAAGTGCCCCGAAGATGTACAGAGGGCAGATAGACTCTCTAGTAAAAAGAATGATTCCCTTCGCTGATCAAATACAACTTACTCATTTAAAACTTCAGCAGGTTATATCTAAAATGATTCCAGACGGAGTTTATTTAGATTTAGATGGTATTGCTAGTGTGGACTTAGGAAACGGAGCAATGTACAATCCGAACGAAGCTTTGAACATGTATTTTCAAACAGGGAGTGTTGTTGGTCGTAGCTTTACAGAAGATGGAGAATTCAATAACGCAAAAGTTCCTGTTCAAGAACTTAATGGATCAGGGTCAAACGCAAAGATATCTTCATTAGTAAGTATGTATAATCATTATGTAGCTATGATACGTGATGTTACAGGAATTAATGAAGCTAGAGATGGCTCTATGCCAGATGCAAAAACTTTGGTTGGCGTGCAAAAATTAGCTGCTTTAAACTCCAACACAGCTACAAGACACGTATTAGATTCAGGTCTTAGGTTAACAAAAAGATTAATTGATTCAATAACATATCGTTTTTCAGACATGCTGGAATATACTGATATGAAAGAGTCCTTAATGAATATGATAGGATCAAAATCTGTTGAGATTATTGATGACATAAAAGACGCACACCTGCACGATTTTGGAATTGAGATAGAACTACACCCAGACGAAGAAGAGAGAAATATTTTGGAGCAAAGCATACAATTAGCGTTACAAAATCAAATGATTGATTTGGATGACGCTATTGATATCAGAAATGTTAGAAATATTAAACTCGCTAATGCTTTACTAAAAGTAAGAAAGGATAAGAAAGAAATATTAGATTTGAAGAAAAAAGAAGCTAATATTAAAATGCAAACAGAGTCTAATATTGAATCTTCTAATGCAGCATCTACAAATCAAATAAAAGAAATGCAGTTTAAAATGCAATCTGAATTAGAGCTTGAAAAGCAAAAAGCAATGCTTGAAATTCAAAAAATGCAAAAACAAGCTGAATTAGACATGATGCTGCAAAAACAAAAATTAGAGTTTCAAATGATGACTAAGCAATCAGAATTATCTCAGCTTTCATCAAGAGAAACTAATAGGGAGGATAGAAAAGATCAGAGAGTAGATAAGCAAAGTGAGAATCAATCAAGGCTTATTGAACAAAGAAAAACAAATCAACCAGCTCAAGAATTTAGTGACGATACACAAGGAATAGTAGATCAATTACTTAGCTAAAATGTGTTATAAAAAACTTTATTTTTGTGCTATAATTTAATTTAATCAAATGGCGGATATAAAAGTACGTGCTCTGGATGAAAACGCACCAGAGGTAAAAATAACATCTGAAACCCCACAAGTTGAGGAAAGTAAGATAGAAGAAAAAAAAGAGGAGCCTATAGAAAATCCTACAGAGGAAGTTTCTAAGGAGCCAGTAGAAGAACAGGTTGAAGAAACAAAAGTAGAAGAGCCTGTTCAAGAGGTTCAGGAAGAACCAGAACAAGAAGTTCTTACAAATACTGAAGAAAAACAAATCGAGCTTTCAGACGATGTCAAGTCTTATCTTAAATTTAATGAAGAGACTGGGCGTGGAATGGAAGATTATGTTAAGCTTAATATGAATTATGACGAAATGGATCAATCAGATTTATTACGTCAGTATATAAAGCAAGAGAAACCACATTTCGATGAAGATGATATATCTTATTATATCGAAAGCAATTTTGTTTCATCAGAAGATGATGATGATAATGTGGCAAGAAAGAAAAAGCTCGATTTAAAAGAAACTATATATAAAGCGAAAAATCATTTTAATAGTCTGAAGGAAGAATACTACACCCCTGTTGAGTCATCAGGGCAAGTACCAGAAGATTATAAAAAAGCTTTTAGCTTTTATAGTGAATATAAGAAGGACCAGGAAAAGCAGGATATTTTATCTAAAAAAAGAGGCCAATATTTTCTTGAGCAGACCAATAAGTTGTACGATCAGATCGAAGGTTTCGAGTTTGACTTAGGTGACAGCAAACAAGTTTATAAGATAAACGACAAGGAAAGCGCAAAAAAACAAACGGCAAGCTTAAATGATTTTGTCGGAGGATTTTTAGACAAAAAAGGCTATATAAAAGATACTGTTGGTTATCATCGTGCGATGACTGTGGCTTCACAACCAGACAAATTTGCCAAGTATTTTTATGATCTTGGACAAGCAAGAGCAGTTAATGGAATTGTTAAAGAAACAAAAAACATTGACATGACTGTAAAAGCGAATACAGGGCAAACAGAAGATGGTAGAACGAAGTTTAGAGTTGTTGATACGGGGTCTGGCTCTTCGTTGAAAATTAGAAAACGAAAATAAAACTTTAAAAATTATTTATTATGGCTGTTACTATGTCACCCACTCCTGCTGGAGTGCCGATTACGCCTGCTCCAACTAAGAGCACGTTGTCATCAAACTACATCACAGACTTTGATTTTTTAAATCAATATTTGCCTGATGTTTATGAAAAAGAATTTGAGCGTTATGGAAATCGTTCTATCGCTTCTTTCTTAAGATTAGTAGGTGCTGAACTACCTTCTAACTCTGACCTTATCAAATGGTCTGAGCAAGGTCGTTTACACACTATTGTAAAAAGTGCGACTAGAAGTGGTGAAGTTATCACTTCAAACT